CGCATCCTTTCTTCCGGGATGTCTTCCAAATAGGTTCTTTTCTCCATTATCCGCACCTCCCGTAGCTACATTCTCCGCCCCCATGTTACCACGGGTTCCGGAGGATTGCAAGTTTTCCCCTGCGAAATAGGCGGTCTGCCTGGATACGGGGGACATCATCTGTCCCGCCAGCCCCGCGTGTTGCATGGCCTCGTCCATCGAAACCCCGTGTTTCGCCTGTGTCATGAAGTAGTCGAACGCCGATTGATAGGTCGAGATCGGCAGCGACCCGTCGAAGCCGGAAACAAACGCCTTTGCCGTGTTCGTGTCATACTTCGCCGCCGTGTCGTATAACTGCCGAATCTGCGGATCGGCGATTTCCACGTCGTAAAGAGGAACTTTAGTTCCATCCGACAGGGTGACGGTCACGTCCCCGTCCTGGACGGATTCAACCCCTTGCACCGTAACGGCTGAGTTGCCCATCCTTGCTTGCGCGTCCAGGGGCTTTGCCGCCTCCACATTGACTGTGTATGGAACGTTAGTTTGAACATCCGCGTTTGCCGAATGGCCGTCTTGGGCGTTTGAAGGCCCATTTTGGGCGGTTTTGGATTTGGTATACACCGTGCCGAGCGGCACCGTTTCGTCGCCGTTTTGCGTGTCCCCGCTCAATGTTCGGGCCATCTGGCTGCGCAGGGATTCAAGCCTGTCGAGGGTTTTGGCTTCCAGTCCGGTTTCCAGTTGCCCGACCTTTTTTGGGGAGAGCGGCTTGCCCTGGTTCTGCCTTTCAGCCAATTTTTCCGCCAGCTTGTACAGCGGATCATCCGTATCCAGTCTCAGACCGTCGTCAATGGTTTCGTCGGTCAGCCCGGATCGCATGAGTTGGTTTCCGACGTTTCGGTTATTGACGCCCTGATTGGCTATGTTGAGCGAACCCGCAGCCCCGCCCATAATTCCGCCGGACAAAGCGCCTCCGGCACCTGCCCACGCCACTTGGCCGATACATTCGAGAAACGCTTTCTTCTTCGCCTCCGATTCACTCAAGCCTTGTTCTTGATACGCCTTGACGGAAACGGAAAAGTCCGAACTTTCTCCCATAATGGCTGAATCGGATAGGATGTTGGCAATTTCGGTGAGCATCTCTTCCGATGCTTCCACGCCCGCCTGTTTGACCGTTTCCTTCAGCAGCGATTTCCATCCTGTGATGGATTTAGGCTTGAGCAATCTGTCAACACTGATTTTTTCAAACAAGGCTTCCGCCGCGCCGGCCGCCAACCCTCCCCAAAACGCCTGGCTGTTGCTGCCGCCGCGTTCAATGACGTTTTTTGCCTGATTTGACGCAGCGGATGCCCCCATGAGGAATACCGCGCCATTTCCGAAAGCCGCTATTTGGGCCGCGCTGTCCGCTACGCTCATGCCGGTCTGATACAGGAAAGACGCCACGTTTTGACCAAACAGGTTCCAATCCGTGTTTTTCTCGATGTTTTTGGATACCGTGCCGCGGATCGCGCTCACGTAATTTGTGGCGTCCATGTCGTAGACGTTCAAAGGCACATAATTCTCAGGGTCGTTCACGTTGTTATGGCCAACATTCTCAATTCCAAGGCGCAGATAGTCCAACCCTTGAAAAGGAGAAATAATAACCGATGAAATAGACGACGCAATCGGGTGCTTGGTGGCGTACTGCTCCCACTCTTTCTGCTTTTTCCGGTACTCTTCCGCATCCACCAGGCTCTGTTCATATCCAGTCATCCGGTCATAATCATATCCGTTTTCGGCAAGGCGACCCTTGGTATCCGTCAACTGTTTTTCCAGTTCTTCATAAAGCTGGTGAAGGTTCCCATACCCGTTTTCCGAGTACTTGAACCCACCCCCTCCAATAACAAAATTCTTAATCGCGTCTTCCGTCAGGCCGTATTTATCTTTCAGATATGCTTTATAACCTGGGACTTCCTTGTCGCCCTTATGATAAAGGACTTCGCTTTCAACGGCGGAAACCTTTTCCATGTCGGAACGCAGCACATTGGCCGCATCATACAACGCGCCGGATTCCGGATCGCTTTCTATGGCTTTCAGCTTATCTCGGTTTTCCGTTGTATAATAGTACCGGCTGTACTGGTCTTGAAGCTCTTTTTGCCGCGCCTCCAACTCCTTGATCTGATCTTGTATCGGTTTTCTGTCGGACAACAGGGAACTAAGAGTTTTCGTGTACCACTTATCTCCGGTCTTTTCCAACTGTGCCCGGAGCTCCGCCAGCTTTTTCTCGTTTTCAGCCTTGGACTTTTCCAGCCCGGACATGACGGATTTCGCCGCCGCCTCGTCCCCACTGGCAATCAGATAATCCTGAAACGCCTTTTCGCCCTCCAGGCTATTCCTGAAATCCCTTTCCTGGGATAACCCAAGCCTCATTTTTTCAAGCTGCTGTATAACCCCGTTGATATTTTCAATTGTGTCGTCCGACGAACCCTCTCCGTAAATGGCATCATAAACGCTCTTGTTCTCGGAAAACCGCTTGTGCAGGCCAAGCCCCGTGCGTATGATGTCGTTGATGCTCTTGGTGGACTGGTTGACGCTCGTATCGATTTCCGATGGAGTTATGTAGGTGTTTTTCCAGCCTTCCGCCTGCTTCGCAATGGAATCTAATGTGGAAGAGGAATCCTGAAACCAGGTATTGAGATCAGGCGCCGGGCTCCGCATCCCTTCCATATACCGGTCCAGGGAAAACCCGCCTTTGCCTGTAGCTCCGATGCTGTTGGCCTGCCGGACGCTTCCGCCGGATTTCTCGCGGATGTAATCGTCAAGAGAAAATCCCATATTCCCCGCTCCTAACCCATATACATGTCGTACACCTTGGCTAAATACTCATAATAATTCTTGCTGCCGAGCGTCAAACTGTACTTTCCGCCTTTCCCAAAGGCCTTTTCCTGGTTGAACTGTGCTTCAGTGAGGACGGATTTGTCTCTCCCGATCTTTTCAAGAAGCTCATCCCGGGTAACGGGCACATATCCGTTTTGAGATGAACCGGCCAAATCCCCGCCAACCTGTACTTGATAGATATAGACCGCATCGTCAGGCGATATATACCCGTTATTGACCATATTTTCTAGGTAGCTTTTGGCTTCTTCGGGAGTTGGATAGTCGGATGCCTTTTTCTGCACGATCGATAGCATTTCTTTTCTAAGAGCTTCTTTCGACGCCTCAGCCTCCGCTTGCCTTTGTCTTTCCGCCTCGGCCGCGGCGGCCGCCCGTTCCTGCTCTGCGTTGTACAAGCTGGTTCCCTGCTGCTGGGCCGTGCTGTAGAAATTCGACAGCAGGGTATTGTACCAGTCGGAGGTATTCGCGCGGATAGACGCCTCCTGCTGCTGTTTTTGTGCCGCCGCGTTCTCCACGAGCTGGGATATCTTGTCCTGGAGCTCCTGGGTCTTTTGCTGCTGTGCCAGCCGGACGCTGGCGTCCGCGTTCCCGCGCTGCACCGAAAGAGCGGTTTGCTGCGTCCGGTTGAGCCCGGAATCCGTCAACCCCATGTTGGCCATCGTCTCCTGCACCTGCCGCCGCCCCACCAGCTCCTGCACGGCGTTTGCGTCAAACAGCGATTGATACTGAGACGGAAGCTGCTCCATCTGGGTTTTGTATGGGTTTGTGGAAGACGCGGTAGCGCGATCAATGGCGGCGTTTATCTGCTGGATGACCTCGTCATCCGATTTCTTCCGCTGCTCGTGAAGCTGTCCGGCCACCCCCTGTGACTGATTGTATAACTTGTCGATATACTCTTGCGCCGAATTGGCCATTTAGATTGCCTCCCCGCCGATCTCATACCGGATGACCAGGCCGTCCACGCCGATCGCCCCGGCGCTGCTCACCAGGACGCCGAACCGGCATACCCTTGACACTCCGGGTGTGAGCATACGCCCCACCATTGCCCCAGTGCCGGACATGGACAGTTCATACACATCATCCATCGTCCCTTTTTCGGTGACGTAGGATACCGTGATACGGGCGTTAGACGTGTCGGCCATGTTCATATGAAGCCGGTGAATCTTCTTTTTCCGTTCCTGAGACCCGAAATCAAACACCTTTGTCTGAAAACACGATTGGATTTCCCGTTCTTCCACTGATATATCAAACTCTCCCGTTTCAAACGCCGGTCCGCTCGGGTGAAAGACACAATCCCTCTCCCCGTCCAGAAGATAGGCGGCGCCAAACAAAGCCTTTTTCGGCATTCCGGAACTATCTGTATACGGATAATTTCGGATACAGAAAGCGGACAGTCGGTCCCCCTTCGGCATAACGGCCGCTGGCATACACTCCTCCGGGAATTCCCAGCAGTACCAAGACATGTTCCGCTGCGCCTTCCGTTCGTCGGAGTAGGTTACGTAATACTGAAACACACCGTCCATATAATCCAGTAGATAGACCCGGTTCCAGACAAACAGCATGTAATGCCCGTCTACATCACAGGAGAGGGCGCTTTTTAACAAATACCGGTCTTCCGCCTTCAGACGGCTTTCGATCATAGCAGACAGCTTGCGCACATTCCGCTCGCTCGCCTGGTTTGCCGCCATCAGGCCGTATACTGCCCCGTCGGAGGTTGCCCAGATTAGACGGTTGTTGCAAAGCTGAATCGTGTTTGGGCAGTCACAGCCGATCCCGGAATTAATGGGGGTAATGGGAAAAATGGCGGCGTTGGCGGTCACGTCCACCACCTTGCCGTCGACCACATCCTGCGCCGTGTAGGTGTTTCCAGATACATACTCCGCGCTGTAAATCTCGTGTTCCTTGAAAATCACCAGAATGTCCGTCTGCTTTCCGAACCCCGTCACCTTTTGGGAGGATTCCCCAATATAGGCGTAGTTGTTTTCTGGGAAATACAAGGGGTTGTTGATATCGCTCCAATGCACCAGGTTCGGATGATCCGGGTTCCCGGACGCAAACAAGCGGGTCCCCCCGTTTATGCCGGACCGGTCCCCGCCGAACCAAGTGGCAAACTGCATATTCGATATCTTTTTGGTGGCCTCCGGATCCGTTTTCCAGGCCGTGACGATAAGGTTATTTACACTTGTGGCCGGAAGGGCATAAGCCGCCCCACCATCCGATTTATAAAAATCAACCAACCCGGACCCGTAATATATCCGGGCAGTCACTTGTTCCCCTTCCACCGTTGCAGTGGCCTCTCTATATATCGTGCTTCCGCTGAATCCGCTCCATACAACAACGTTGCCACCAGAATCCGTATATTCGATTCGTTCAGGCTCCTGACTGTTCTGCGTCAGGTCTTCTGTTGGAAGCTTGAAACGTACAGCACCCCCGTCTGTCGTAAATGCCGTACGAAACGCACCAGTTAACAGGTTATACCCCTCAAAAAAGGTTCCTCCGCAGGTCAGCGTCCCAACAAAAGATAGGTCATATCCTTTTGCATTTACCACCACTAGCGGGGCATAGAATGCGGACTTTTCGATTTTTTGAAGCTCAAAATTCTTATTCATGCTGTATATGTCGCCGCTGTTGAAGACTGCGTAAAGACCGATACCGTCCTCCGTGGGGTTTGCGGCAAACATGAACATGCCGGTGGGATATGGGTCGCCGTCGCCTGGAATGAGCTCCTCATAAAAATACAGGGCGGATACATGCGTGGCTTTCCCGCTTTCATCGAATTTGTAAAAATGGTATGCGTTATTAGACCGGCTCATTTCGAACTCACAATAACAGCACACATAGTCCTCCGGTTTTCCGTCCCGGTACACCCTCACCGGTGAATACACCTTGTATGTAAGGGAATCGCCCATGCCGGACGTCTGAATATGGAACGAACGCTCCACGGTGGTCGCAAGCCCCGCCCTGGTCCGCAACGCCTGATCCTTCCACCACATATTCAAAACGGCGGTGAGCTGGTTGTCCTCCACCAGGTTCGGCGCATCGTTCAGGTTCACGCCCCCGTTCAGGGCCGGGACAGACACACGGTATTGATTGCTTTTCGGCATTTTCGGAATCCTCATGTCAGTCCTCCCATACTACCGGCAGCACATCGCCCCTGCGCTTTGCCGGACGATGCACATAATTACGTTTTTGCTGATACAAGGCCGCGTAAAACTGCTGGTTGGCCCCATCCCCGTCGGCTTGGGCGAGCATCATCGCAACCCCATACGGCATCACCGTCTCCACGGCATCCGTGGATAAGGGGATCTCCTGCCCTATCGATGTCAAGGGTTGAAATTCCCCGCTTTTTTCAAGCGGCCAGACTTCCGCGTAGATCTGATTGACGGTTTCCAGGCCCCGCCGATACAGCTCCGCCGACAGCCCGGCGTCAATCTCACCGGACGCATTGGTATACCCCAGCAGATTCATGGCCCGTCTCAGGATGTCCATTCCCGTTTTCATGCCGTCACCCCTATCTGAGCCAGCAAGGCCGCCTGTTCTTCCGGCGAAGCGGCGTCGAACACCGCGCGGTATTCCGGTGAAAGCCCGTCAATCACCGACTGCGCATCCACGCCTCCCTGCCCTATGGGACCTTGTCCCATGGAGCCCTGTTGCGCCGCGAGTTCCGCCGCTCGCTCCGCCTCCTGCATCTCCCGGATCAGCCCACTCAGGTTCGGCACCGAACCCTTTGGCAGCCGTTCCAGGTATTGCCTCGGCGTGATAATCTGGGATGCCAGCAGGTTATCCAGCGTCTTGACGCTCTGTATCTCGCTCCACATCGTGGACGCTCCCACATCAATCTTAGTGGATATGAGCAAATCGCGGTATTTTTGGCCGTCAAAAGGAAGATACCATATTCCGTTTTCATCCTCGATTTTGAGCTGCCGCTTTCCGTACATCGACACCCACATGTCCGCCCATACCCGCGCCACATCCTCGATAAAGGAATAAAACCGGTTTTGCACCGATTGCATCGGCATAGTGGCGGCTTCCCGGACGGCGATGATCGCGGAGGTGTTGTCCGGCCTGACATCCCCCAGCGCCGCGTCATTGGCCCCTGACTGAGACAAAGTGTTGGATATCAAGGAGGTGATGTTGTTGTCAAACGCCGGGGAAAAGTTTGGAGGATTGACATACCCAAGGGCGTTTCCGATGCTTTCGCCCGTCCCGATGTTTTCCACTTCCAGAATCTGTCCCGGATCGTTTGTGACAGTGGCATATGGGATCATGTTTTTGTTGACTAGGGTAATCGGCATACCTAACGTCAGGACCGCCCACACACTGGCCGTAATCATGCGGTTGATCGCAATCTGGTTCGGGATGAGATAGGTGATCTCACTCTCCCCATAGGCACAATTCCGCCGCCGCTCCCAACGGAATACCGACAGCGGGTACAGACGGAGTTTGGTGTCCCATTTCGCGCGGATTGTCGCGCCCTTAACCACCACAGCCGCCAGGATACGGCAGGCGCCGTCCTTGTCCCATTCCTTCCAAAACTTGGTTATCACCGTGGCCTTCCGGGTTTCCTCCGGCTCGTCGTCCGAGCGGTCCCCCGCCATATGTCCGGTATCCCGGTCTGGTTTGATGGCCTCGATATCGGATACCGGCCTCCCGTTGCGCCTTGCCTCCCGGCGGAGCTCCTTCACGCTTTTCCGCTGGGCAATCAAGATATACGGCTGCTCCTGAAGCTCGTATAGGTTCGGGTCCCCGAAATACACATTTTCGATGTCCAGCACTTCACAGGCGATGTCGCCCGTAATGGGCGTAGTGCCGCTTTCGTCCGCGTATAGCCCGGTCTGGATCCGGTCGTCCCAATAGGTATACAGCACACCGGACCCTGAAATATAGGCGTTGCGAAGCGCCTGCTCCTTCAGGTCGTCCAGCTTGACCCTTTCCGCCGTGGTTTTGAAATAGTCAGTAAGGGAAGACATGGTCACGGCAGTCTCTTCCTCCGGCGGCAAACCCATCGCGTCCATGGGCATCCTCTGCTCACCGGCATACCGGTCCCGTTCCTCCCGTGCCCGGTCGCGGATCGCCACGGTGTTGGGCACACCCTCCACCGAATAGTTGACCGTCACGGGATTGGAGCTGATGACCGCCATTTTGTAATCGCCTATCCGCTTGATGACGTTGTGGCGCACCAGGGGGCGGTCGTTTCCGCACTGGGCCCCGTGCCATTGATCGCCCACATAAAAGCGCTCGTTGATCTTCCCTTGTTCATACAGGCCGCGCCTGCCCAAGCCAGCCTTAAAATTTCTCCCGGATTCATACTCGCCAAAAACCAGTTCCGGTTCCCACGCTTTTCTGTCCATGCCATTTCCTCCGTCCCCCCCTTTGGCTCGTGCACCTTCGGGAGCATATAGAAGCCGCCGAGTTTCCCCGGCGGCTGTTGGATCAGTATTTGTACACAAAGATCGTGTCCTTGTAGGAATTGCGAACAAACAGGTCGTAATAAAGCCGATACTGGAACAGATAAGCGTCCGCGCTCTGGTTGGTGTTAGGCTCAAACGTGCGCATACGCTCGGATTTCTTGACCAGCATGGCCGCCTTCTTCGGCAAAACGAGCAGCCCAATGTTGTTCGCTCCGGAAGCGGGAGCAAAACCGCCGGGGCGCTGATCCGGGGTCGGATTCGAGGACGCGCCGTCAGATGCGGTCTTGCCGTCGTAGAAGGTGAACGCCGTTTTCATTCGATTCGCCGCCACGGGGATGATGGGCGTACCGTTGATCGATTTTACCTGGAAATCCATGCCGCCTTTCTTGAAATTGCTGACGTTGATCTGCCGTGTGATCTCCGTAGTGGACATCATGTACCCCCACACTGTGGGATCGACAAAGCAAACGAAATCCTCGGTGTATCCAGCGGCATCCTGCGCTCCGTTGAGAGCTTTCAGGAACAAGGAATAAATCTTTGTGGACGGAGAGCTGTCCGTCACGGTATGAGTATTGGTGATGGCAGTGGTAGCCAGCTTAGACAGAACATAGGCGTCCATCTCAGGGGCAACCTTCGTCCGAACGAACTCGCTAAGGATCTGCCCGGCCAGATTCGCCACGCCGGTTTCGTCCTCGTCCTCGCGGTCAAGCTGGAAGGAACGGCCCCGGTCCATGGTCAGGGTATAGGATTTCTGATCCACAGTAATAGAGCCCTTGTTGAAACCGTCGTCTCTGTCGTAATCACCCAGACCTTGCATATCCAGGTCAGGAATCAGCACGTTCCGCGTGCCTACAAATTTCGCTCTCATGGCGTTATCGGCCAGGAAGCTTGTTTCCGCTTTCTGTATCAGAACTTTATCCAGCTCCCCGGACAGTTTAGAGTTAAAATCAAGAGTATTGAGTGCCATCTTCTGTTGTCATCCTTTCTTTATTTCCAAACCCCCGCCATCATTGCCTCGATTGTGGGGTTTGTGGTTTCTCCCGCCCCTGCGGCCTGGGGACCAGGGGATGCTTTTGACGCTGCTTCTTGTGCCGCTTTGGCAGCCGATGCCTTCCTGGCATTGGCGTGTTGGTAGCGGAGATATGCGTCGGTCAGGGAAATTCCCTTATTGACTGCCATGTCCACTACCGGCTGCGGGACCTGCTTAAATTCCGCCACGTCCGGGAATTCGGCCTTAAGCTCCACAAACTCATTGGCCAGCCGTTCCGTCAGGCCTGCCCTGTCCTTTTCCGGAGCCTTGGCTTCCTCTTCTCTGGCGTTGGCGTACCGGGCGCTCCACTTGTCTTTTTCGGCCTCATACAGCCGTTTTGCAAGCGCCTCGTTCCCGCCGCACTCTTCCAGGATGGATTGATAGAGCTGCTTGTCCTGGCCATCCACCAGGGCGTCCACCATCTCCTGTACGCTCTTTTGGTTCGCCGCCGCCAAATACCGGATCTTGTCCAGTGTTGGGGACAGCTCGTCAAATTTGAGCCCCTTTTGAGCCAATGCCTGCGCCTCTTCGAGCGTCAGCTCTCGGCTCTCGTGGTTGTACCGTACAGGGATCACGATTGGCTGCCCGTCTCCGGGCTGCACGTCCTGCTCCGTGTCAGCGGCCGGTGTGGTGTCCGCCGCCTCCCCGGTCTCGTCCGTGGGTTCCGCTGCTGCGGTGGCTGTGCTTGCGGGTTCCGCCTCTGGTAGGGCTTCCGCCGGTTGCATGATTGTCTCGTCCATGTCTAATGCTCCTTCCGCCCATGGTGAGGGCGTTTTATTCGACAGGCCCGGACTGCTCCGTGCCGTCGTAGGTTAAAAAATTCCGCCATTCCCGCAGGGCCTTTTCCTCCGGCGCTATGGCGGTTGTTTTCGCGCCGTGCGGGATTTTTCCCGGCTTTTCCGTCTTCGGGTGGCCCCTCTCCCGGCCCACGGCAAGGCCGCATAAAAACGCCGCCAGAATCCATCCGGCGGCCGCTATCAATACTATGGCTATGCTCATACATCCCATCCTCCCCGCATATCTCCCGCCGTAACGCCGGTCGGGGTACCCCGCCTTTTTGGCGGCGGGTCCGTGACCCTGCGCCGGATATACGGCTCCAGGGCGTACCGCATCGCGTCCATCAGGTGGTTATTATCGTCAATCGGCTTGTTGATCTGGTTGCCCTCTTTGTCCTTGTCCCAGGTGTAGCTGCTGATTTCGGACGCAAAGTGGACGCAGCGCGGATGGATCACAATCCGGTAGTCCTGGATATACTGGATGCCGTTGAGGATACTGTCCCGGCCCTTAGCGGCCGGTTGTATCCGCAGCCCCAGGAACCGCAGCTCGTCGTTGCTCTTCGGCTCGGCGCTGTCCGCGATGATCCGCTCCTTGCCATAGCCCTTTTCGGCCACGCGGTCGCATATGTCCCGGTTGCTCATCCCTCGCTCGTAAAACTCGTCATATACCAGCAGCAGTCGCCTGGGAACATGGATCAGGCCGCAGAAAAACGCCGTGGGATCGTTGGTATACCCATAATCCAGGCCGAACGCCGACCGGATGAGGGGGATTTTCCGGGCTTTGTCGATGTCAAAATCCCGGACCTCCCACCGATCATAGACCAGCCCGTCCGCCACACCCCAATTTCCAAGCCCCGCCACGGCGTATTTCCGTGGGTTTTCCCGGCGCATCCTCTCATAGATTGCCAGGTCAGCCGCATCCAAAAACTCATTGCACCGGTAGTCGGTGCTATAACAGGCCACATTGTCCGCCGGTGTATCAAAAAACCTCTTTTTCAGCCAGTGGCGCTCGCTCCACGGGTTAAAGGTCAGCGTGGTTTGCTTGAACAGCGGAGGGGACACGTTCCCGCGCGGGACAGACAGGTCCAACAGGTCGAAGGCGTCCTCGTTGTCGATTTCATACGCCTCTTCCACCCACACCCAGCACAACGAGCCGGTGGAAACCGTAGTGGATGCCAGCTTGAGCGGATCGTCAAAGCCACGGAACAATACCTTTTGCCCCGTAGGTATATAGGTCAGCTCCAGCGGGGAGGTGGTGGCCCTCCAATAATCGGATACCCCTAGTTTTTGTATCGCCCATTTAAGCTGCGCAAAGGTGGATGTCCGGTGGGTGTCGCCAATTTTACGCACCACCAAAAGGTTGCTGCCCGGATATTTCATGATCCGCCATATATGGTTGAGCGCCGTAGTGGTGGACTTTTTCGACGCCTTGCTCCCTTTCAGCACCCGATACCTGGCTTTGCACCGCCAAAAATCCCCATACCCTCCGCCCACAACGTCCGGGAGGTATATCTTATTTGAGCTCTTCATCTCCGCAGATCACCACCGGTATGGAGCCGGTCAGCGTCACATTGCTCACAAAACCACCCGCAGCCTTAGCCCGCAGTTCTGACGCCTTCAAGCGGTCTTTTATGTCGGCTTCTTCGTCCCGCAGAACCTCCGTCCAAAAGGCGTTGATCTCTGCCATGTCGGCAATCCTGGGGGCTTCTAGCACGGCATCCCGGTCTTTGATGTAATCACCAAGTTTCCCCAAGTTTTCGGAGCCGATGTTTTGAAACGCTTTGTCGCTCTTAGCCTTATATCCCGCCAGCCTCGCCGCCTCGGTGGCGGTATGACCCTGCTTGTAGTAATCGATCCATGCTTGTTGCTTTGCTGTCGGCTTCATCCGCTCACCTCCTATATCACCACTGATTTAGTGGCATTCACATTTCCAACCACATCTATTTGGTTATTCGGCCGCAGTGGGATCGCAATGCAATACATACGGGATTCCGTGTGTCTTACAGTAGTCGATTTCGGCCTTGCATCCGGTACTGTGCTCCCAGTCCCCATATACCAGTATCTTGTCGCACACCTTCAGCAACTCCAGGCACATCCCCAGACCATGCAGATAGTCCACCTTGTCATAGAGATAGCCGAAGCAATGTATAGGGGAGATATATACGTTGGCCTTATCTTTTACGGCCAGCGCCTCGGCAATCCGCTCGATTTCGGCCTTGTTTCCCGGCTCCCCGCCATAGGGATGGGATATGTAAATCCTCATAGCCTTGCCGTCATCCCTCTCTTGTGTCCGTCCAGGTAGATTACAGGCGTGTCCTTGCTGGTTGGTTTGTACTCCTGGATTTCCCCGTATCCCCCATAGTCCAGGGCCGCCGCCGTGTTGACAAACAGCTTGGATACCGGCGCAACGCTCCGGTTCGCCTCACAGGTGCGGTAAAAGCCTTGTTTCATCACCATAGGCAAATGGGTGTGGGAATGGATATACACGTCCGCGTCCACGATGCTGGCCATATCCGCCAGACGGATCGCCTTGGCTCCTTCCTTTCTCCCGCCTCCGGACCCGTGGTTGATATACAACGAATAGGTCATGGGCCTCCCATCCGATTTCCGGCGGCTGCACCGTCCAAAGCTAACAAACAGCAGCGCCGCGCCAGGGGCAAACCGGTCATACAAACCCATCTGCCGGGCGAACACCTCCATGAGGTCAATGCCCTCTTTGTTGTAGGTCCTCCGCTCGTGGTTGCCAGTGGTGACGGCCAGTATCTTATCCTTGACCGGCTCGAACAGCTCCACTGCCCTCTGGATCTGCTCCATCGGGGGCAGTACCTCGCTGTAGCAGTCCGACACGCTGGTCTTGGTAGCGTTGTTGAGGATATCTCCGTTGAGGATGAGGGCTGTGTCCGGTTCTTCCTGCACGGATTTCAGCCGTTCGCGGATGAGAGGGAGGTCACAATGCGCATCCCCGATATGCAAGTCGGCCATCACCTCAATTTTCAATGCGCCGATCGTATCTGGAAGCCTTGCTCGTATGGTTGTCATCCGCCCACCTCGCTTTTTGTGTTCCCGCCTACCCATCCGCCGGCCATTATGTCCGGCACAACAACAATACATATCCGGATATAGATTCAGATATGCCGGTCTCTCCCGGCTGTCACGCCTGCTTTGTGGGGCGACGTTACACCCTCCAGTTCCCATGGAGTAGGGGCCTGCCGACGGGCTCTGGTGCTATTGTCGAGCTTAGTCGACGCGCCTGCCAATTTCTTGCGGAAATACTGGCTTTCAGCCCTGTACGCTGTCGGCTTTGGCATTTGGTTGCGGATGCTGGACTTGCACCAGCGTTCTCCGACTTATGAGGCCGGTGAGATACTGCTTCTCTAATCCGCCACAACAAAGAGGACGCCCCACATGGGACGCCCTCTCATTTCTTTACGTATACACTATATCACAGACCAAACATAACATTCTATAACATGATTTCCGATATGGCCTTTTTATGCAGACGATATATTTGCATGTAGCTATAGCTCATTTCAATCGCGATTTCTTCAAGTTTTAGTCCGTCTATGTATCGATACATCATGACGTCCCTCAGCTTCTCATCATCCATCTGTTTTACGGCGGCCTTGATCCGGCGGCGAAGATCAATCTGTGCATCAATTTCCCGGTTTATGTCTTGTTCCAAATCTACGATCTGGCATACGGCATTTTGTATTTTATCGCAGCCTCCCGCTTTCGGCATATCTGAGTATACCGGGGATATTGCCTCGGCTTTTTCCTTCCACTTCTTTTTCTCGTCAAGCATCCTGGCTATACGTTTTTCCAATCCGATATACTGCTTCAATATCGCCTTTTTCTCTTCGTTCGTCATGGTTCCCTCCCGTAAAACCGCCGCAGCTTTCGCCAATGAACCCCAAACCACTGTACAAACGAATCATATCCGGACGGAGGTGGCGGGATCACGGGACAGCCATCCGTGCCCGTCACTGCCCGGACATACTCGCACTTTCGGCTGCATACCCCTCCATTTAACCAAATGCATCCATTTTTGATACAGACCAGTTTATCCACGCCTAGCACACCACCCAACCATAAAGGCCATTCCGATAGAGGCGAGCCAGACCGACAGGATTGGTGCGGATATTATCATGGTGTGGCCTCCTTTATAATATCCTGTAGCAAAACATGTTTTCCAGGACGAATGGACGGCAGAACATGAACGTTGGGTTTTAAAATCTCTTGAACAGCATGATTGTTGTCACAGATGATTAGTCCTCCTTGTATATCTCTATAAACCGCCTCAGATTGTGGATACCACCGCAAAATTGTCATCGCGTCTTCAATATCCGCCGCGGAGAATCGGGGCACCTTCTCCACTGATTCTGGATGTTCGATAGCCCAAGCGACAGAATTTCCGATGTTCTTCCGGTTCCTATCCTTCCCAGAAGTTCGTTCCACGAGCCCTTCGGCATTGATGTATAGCGGATTTGTGGTACCTTTTGGATAATGGATGCGGAACCATTCTCCAACCTTGACATCCAATATATCGCATATACGGGGCTTCCCATCTTTTCTTGTTATGTTTTCTTTTATGGCGCTGGCAATTTCGTTCAAATCCATAATTTTAATACAATTTGGATTATTTTTTTCATCGCTCATTTCTCTGCCTCCTTTGGCGGTTCCGGCAGCGGCATCCAGTGGGTGACATCCCAGTCAACGGCCTCCCGCTCTATGTACTCAGCCATTGTCTGTCCTCTCACTTTCCAAGCATATATCGCAGAAGTCTTTTGCCGGACAGACCGCGCATTTGTCCATGTTCCTAAATTCATGATCACAAGCAAAACCGCAATCTTTGACGAGCGCAATCCGGTCGTCGGCGTTATCCCAATCAAGCTCACGTTTTCCAGGCTTGTAGTATTTATCCGCGTCTTTAATTCTGCGGACTTCGATGTTTACAAAATCTACGTAGTCGCAAGCGTCGGTTAACTGTGCCAAAGCACGTGCTTTACCTCTAGTTTCAGCAAACACAACCGCAGCATAGGGTTCTCCATTTTCGCGCACAATCCATGCTTTACAATCAGCCATTGTCAACCCTCCTGCTCCACTTTTCGATGGCTATTTTTCTGCTGTAAAAGCTATCGCTCGAAAAATCGCACCCATGGCACCAAATAAATCCGGTGGTGGTGGAGTCAATCTGCTGTTCCTCATCAGGCGTAAAGAACTAGCTCCCACAAAACGGGCATGGCTTCAATTCATTTAGTTCATCGTCGCTCATGCTACGGATGCGGTCGGAGTTGGTCTCCGGGCAGTAAGCAGTGCAGATTTCAATATCTTCTCCGTGTTCCCCGCGGCGGTTGCCACCCCATGGGCATTCATTTTCTAGGTTTCGCTTAGCACAATTATTACATCCATACATGGTGTTCCTCCTCCGGCTTGCAGCGGTAGGCCAGCCAGCCTTTAATATCAATCACCCTCTGCCACCAGTGCATTGGCTTGTGG